CTTCAACACGTTGCATAGGATTGTCACCACCTGCTACTTTGGGATATGTGCCTTTAGGGCCATTCATACCACCGGCAAGTTTGTTGACCATATAGTCAATGTCTTTGTATTCTTCTTCCGGCTCGTTGACATATTCATTTTTCTTGTCGTCATCTTTTTCCATGTCGCTATCGTCACCGTCGTCACCTTGATCGCTTGAGTCTTTGTCAAGGTCATTGTCTCCGGGCATATTATCAGAGTCATTGTCACTTGGGCCACCCATATTATCTGCATCGGGCTCATCGTGTGGTTCGTCCATGTCTAGGTCTGGCAGCATCTTTAACGGGCCAGCATCTAGATTGCCGAGATCACCTATGGCAGATATGCTAGGTCCTGGAGGAGTCAATGATGGCATTGCAGTCATAGCGGGCATTGGCATCATCTTAGCTGGCTGATTAATCATATCTGGATTAACCTTGGTCATGAGTTTTATTAAACTTTCGATGTTGTCCATACCTTGTGCATTAAGATTTACACTCATACTAGGATGAGCAGGCGGTGCTTGATCATTCATTGACGGTGGCATGCTCATTGGCATAGGTGCATCGCCACAAGCTTCTGTAGCAGGCATTGATTGTGTAGTTGGTTGATCCAAGTCTCTCATCTTGGCTAACAGTTGATTAAAGTCCATTATTTACTCCCCATTGCGCTTTTAAGACCTAACTTGTCAGTCTTGCCTTTGGGCAGCTTGTATTCTGTTGGCCCAGTTTGATCTTTTTTACGTTGTTTTGCAGTTTTTTCAAGGTCTTTTAAAAAACCTTTGTTAAAGTCATCACCAAAATAATCTTTGTGTTTGACATTGGTATTTTCTTTGTAGTTGGAATCCAGCAACAGAGACTCACCTGATGGCTCATTGTCTAGTAGAACTTGGTCAGCTTCTGTAGGCTCACTGCCGCCCCTAACACGAAAGCAAGCCTCGTCAAGTCCCAGTGCTTTTACATCATTGGTTATTTCTGGTCCAGTAATAGGATATTCACAAATTACTTCGAACACAGTTACTTCACAATTTTTCATTGTGGGAAAGTCCAAAGGCAATGCCTGTATTGGGGTAGTCTTGATTTTTTCTAACTTGATACATTTGCAGCGATCTAGTGCTGTCTTCAAGTTTTCCTGAAATGCCTCGGGCAATTCTCCAGCCACTTTGACTTTAAAGTTATAGATTTTTTTGCTTTCAGCAAGATATTCTGTAAATGGTTTCATGTTAGTATTTATGCTTTGCCGCTTAATTTTTTAATGAGCTCGTTGCGATCTGTAATTACATACCCTTGTCCATTGATTACGTCATTTGGATCTTCGTTATTGTCTTTGTCAATCTTGTATTTTTTTAATTGTAAATCTATAGCTTTTAGCTTTTTATCAATCTTTGCTGCTTTTGCTGTAATAGCATTACCCATCATACTGCTTGCTACTTCAAATATCCGGCCGCTGTAACGAACTTCAACATTCATACCTAGATCCATTAGATCGTCGTAGGCTTTTTCTGCTTTACTAGCAAGATTGTCCAACTCGTTGTCATTTAGATCATTTAATTCACTTATCTGCGGCAAATTTTTAGTAATTTGATTAACAGCTTCAATGCTTTCATCTAGTGTTTTTACTTCTGTAGCTTTTTCTACTAATTCTTCGTTGATAGACTTAGGCACAACATTTATCTGTTTGTCGTCTAAATTGAATAATTCTTCAAGTTTCTTTGTCATAGCAATACTTATCAGCGTTTTGAACCTTGATGAAAAATATGTTCTTCGTTGACCACACGGAATTTAATACCTTGCTGCTTACACCATTTAGTAGCAGCTTCCCATTTGGCCATATTCTTTATATATTGTTGTTGATTATAAACGCTCTTGCCAACGTTGGCTAACAGCGTTTGACTGGCTGGTTTTACTTCAACCACTTCCGCATGTTTTGCTCCGTTCTTGTCAACGTAGGTGATAAAAAAATCAGGTACATATATGGTATATTTTCCTGTCAACGGATCTCTGTAGGGTATTTGTATGCTTTCGCTAGCCCACTTTTCTACGCCTTGATGTTCATCTAACATTCGCATGAATACAAATTCCCAACTTGATCTTGCCAATGGTGTTTTGGTCCCAACATATTTGCTAGGATTTTTCATTTCGAATCTTCCTTGAGCAAATTTGGCCATTATGGTAAAATGTTTCTAGTTTGATTTATCTTGATAACGTTCAGAGCTCTAAATCCCAATGAAGATGTGTTGGGGCGATATTTGTTGAGAATCTGTGCTACCACTGCACTGAGTTGTGTGCCGTTGAGGTCTTTTAGGGTATCCAGTATTTCAAAAACTTGGACGCCATCTATTTTGGCCTGACGCAGTATGGTCATGGCTGTGGTCATGGCAGCTTCCTCTTCAAATCCCCTACCTGTAAAAAATCCTATACTGGCAGTAACTTCATTGGCTCCAAATTCCAAAGGTCGTTGGCCGTAGGTATCAAAAAATAATTTTGTACTTGCAGCACTGTCTGTTTTTGCAACTTCTGGTAAATTAATTGTGCTCATGGAAATTCACCTGGACTTTCGTTAGTACTACCAGATGACTGTGGGAATGTATTATTAGCGGCCTGCGTTTGCAAAACTTTTTTAGTGGCAGTGGTAGCTACAATAGATCCTAATGCTGCTCCTATTTTAGGAAAACTGGCTCCTACTATACCGCCAACGGTGTTGGCCGCTGTTAAAATATTTGCAGGATTTTTAAATTCTCCAATAACTCCATCCACTGTGGGGAATTGACCCCCGTTGTTTTTATAGGTATTAATTTGAGAAATTGCTGTAGTTATAAATCCGCCTGGATTCTTCAATATATTCTTTTTGGTTACATCGCCGAATACAGACTCGACGCCACCTAGTATATCTCCAAATGGACCGAGCACATTTCCTAGTCCCAGTCTTGCTCCCAGGACATTGGGACTTGGTTCAACATCATACGATAGGCTTGCAAAACCATCGGGTTTTCCGTAGGCCACACTGCCTGAAAGATACCTTACACCTTCGTACTCAACAGTCATTGTGTTATCTAAACTTTCGTTTGCAGTATAATCTACCTGTCCGTGCGACCAAGATTTGATTCTTGGTGCCAGCAGTTCATATCCGTTGAATCTCTGTCTACTCAGAGTATATAATGCTATTTTTCTAAAAAAGTTTACAGGAGTAGCAAAGCCCATTCCATATGCTCCAGAATAATTCAGAAGACTCATGGGATGGTTGCCTTGTTCGTTTCCTCCGTCATAGGCATAATGTGAATAGTAGGCCGAATACATAGAATGCATGAGACCAGCATTATCGTCATGAAATGTTAGATTAATAGGTTCGTAATTTATTTTCTTATAAATCTGTTTGGTACGATTATACACATTCTTATTGGCCATATCAAAATTAAATTTAGGCAAATCTGTAGATTTGATCAACAGGCTGACTTCTCTTTCTGCTCCTGTAAATACAGCATAATAAAGAAATTTTGTTCTAGGGGCCAGGCGATAATTGTTGTCAACAAATATTCTTGTGGCGTGTTGAAAATTACCAACTACACCTTTGGGTCCACGGTCAATGTTATTTAAAAATCTTGTTAACTTACTAGTCATACAATTATTTATGCATAAAAAAAGCCCGAATAATTCGGGCTTTTTAGAGTTACGGTATTAATTAAATACCTGAGCTACCTACTGCTAGAGCACTACCTGCTGATCGCTTTGTGCCAGCTGTACCTACGCCAATAACACCAAGTGAATCTGGAGTGTTCGCTGCATTGTCATAAACAATAGTCAAAGCCACAGTGGCTGGTTCATTGGTTGTATAGTTCAAATCACCGTAGTCAGTGTTTTGCAAGAAGCATCCATAGCATTCCCAAGTTTCTAAAACTACTGGAGCAGCAGCGCCGTTGCCGCCGTCTAGTATTTCGATACGTGTGGTAAACTTGTAGTCAATACCAGAGCGGGCGCTGGCCTGCTCATGAAAATCAAACTGCTTCTGAATCTGTTGACCAACTAATTTGATAACAGTACTGCTGGCATCATCTCTGAGGTTCAGCGTAATATTTTCCCAGGTGTATTTGCCTGCAATTTTGATCTTGGAATTGTAAATTTCGATTGGTATTTCTTCAAAAGAAACTTTTGGTCGAGTAACGTCCATAACCTGCTTGGTAAGTTCTGTACTAGACGATGTGCCGAACCCTAGTAAAGTAACACGGAAGCGATACTTTAGTTTCGGCATCAACATACCGGTATTTGAACCAGCACCAGATGGGTTAATCGAGTAATTTGTTAATGATGTAATTGCCATTGTCTTATGCTCCGATATTGTATTTATTCATTAAATCTCACCTGTGTTCTTGAGACGCAATGGTATGTAAATAAATTCAACGGCCTTGGTTGGCTCAATGGCAACATCTACATATAATTCATTACGATCAATTCTACTTGGTGTGTTGTTGGTTTCGTCGCATACTACTGCAAAGTCATAGATAGCTCTTAGACCCACTAGTTCTAGCATCAAACTTTCTACAGCTTGTTTAATTTCATCACGAGTGATAGAATCGTTTGGCTCAAAGATATATGGACGAGCTAGTTTTGTCAACTGACTGCGTAGATATACAACTAGACGTGCCACATTGATACGATCCAGTGATGATGCATTTCTTGCACGAGTCTTTTGACCATAAGCTACCAATCCTGTGCCTACAAAGAACGGAATTGGATTGACTTTTAGATCATACAGTGTGTCACGCTGTCCGTTGTTTAGGGCAACGCTTTGGAATTCACCTGTCAACGAATCAATGTATCCCACTGCTGTGGCATTGGTAATACCGCCACGACGTGTTCCTGCCGGTGCAAACCAAGGGAAGCTCACTTGGTCGCTTAGAGCAATAGTTCTCAGCATCATGTGACTGGCCGGAACCACAGCGTTAGCACCTGTAAGATCAGTGGTAAATCCATTTGGATAATAAACCGCTGCATATTCGTCATAGGTAACAATACCGTTGTCTCCGTTGTCCAGTGCTAGGTTAGCGTTGGTACCCCAGGTTGTTAGGCTTGTTGCATCGCTCTTTAGACGCAATGGTGTATCGCCAACCACAAAAGCTGTGACCTTGCGATCCAGATTCAAGTTGATCAAATTGCTAAGTGCTTCTGGATATCCAGGGCAAGCAATTATATTGAAGTTTCTGCGTTCTTCGTCACGTGCTTCTTCGCTGGTGTCAATAGCACTCTTTAGTGCAGCAACCACAGCTGATCTTTGTGCCTTGCGACCAAAGCTGCCTGAACCATCTTCATTGTTAGGACTAGCTGTGGTCCAACGATCTGGCCAGTATGCTTCCATACTAGGTGATCCAGATTGTCTTTCGTTGTCTGCTGTGGTGTCAATATAACCATTGTTGTATTTCTTGACATTTCCACCACTTCTACGTAGGTTCCATAGCAACATACCCTTGGGATATAGATCTGGATCTGGCGAGTCTGGATCTAAGAAGTTGTTGGTCAACAAGTCTTTGATTGATCCAGTGGGTGCAGCAGTAGCTGATCCACCGGTAGTACCTGCACGAGCATCTGCAAATAAAACACCTTCTTCTGTAGTTTGATCAGTCTTGTCAACTAATACCCATTTTTGTGCAAGTTTTGTACCTGCATCAGGATTGAATTTGTATATGCTTGGGAAATTTTCTAGATCAGCTGTGCTGATCCAAATGTCACCGCTGACTAGTGCAGTACTGTCAGTTTGTGTTTCTGGCATTGAAGCAGATACAATCGGCCCTTCAGGATCAGTACCAGTGTATCCTGTAAAGTTTTGATAACCTACCCAGGTTGTGCCATTGTGTATCATTAGATCCACATCGCCAAACGCAGGATTATACCATAGTTGACCATCTGCTGGTTCTTCTAATGGAGCATCTGGGGTAGCGGCAAACACATCATTGACCAGTGGGATCCACAAAGAAGCCAAATAACTTTCTGGTGCACCTGTGGCCAACCCACTTGACAATGCATAGAAATTACTAGTTCCAGCACCTGTTGCTAGATTGTAGGCTGCAAACAATGTACCAATACAAGTGCCTGTGACATCAGTTAGTCTAATGTCGCCACCTGTCTTGTGTGTGAGTACCAATTCGTTATTGGTAGTAACACTGGCCACTACATTATTTGTGATAGCATCGCCAGCACTGTCAACATAGTTAGCACCATTAATCAATCCTGCAATAGTGAATGCATCATCGGCTGTAGCTGCTGCTGTAAATGTAAATGTACTTGCTGCACTTAGTGCCGCATCGCCAACAATTGACTGTTTGATTGTGAAAGTTCTTGATATTGCACTCAGTGTGCCTGTAGTAACAATTTTAGATTTAATTGCAGTTGTGCCGCTGGCTGCTCTTTTCCACAATCTAAA